CGGAATTCTCCAACCGAGATTTCGTTGAAGACCCGACGGAGCGAATTCAGCAGGAGGACGTGACCTTCTTGGTTTTGTCAACCCGTGCGCGGGATGAACTCGTCCGTTGTCAGGCCGACATTGTCGTCGAGGCCCTGAATGAAGATCCACAATGCTTCGTTCAGGCTCTCCCCGAGGCATGTAAGGTCCGGACAATTACGGCAGGTCCCGTACTTATGTACCAGGCCCTGAGACCCATCCAAGAGATGATGCATGCAGTTCTTGCAAAGGATCGACGTTTCGTTGTGGACGGAATGATCGATGGTAAGCGGATCATGGATTGTTTAGGATTACTTCCGTCGGGGCGTAAGTGGTTAAGCGGCGATTACAAGGCCGCAACCGATAACTTAGCCATCGAGATCTCTTACCGTATTGCGCAGAGGATCGCTGATCGGACCGGAATGCCGGATCCGTATCGTGAGTTGTTATTACGATCTTTAGTTGGACATTATTGTGAACCTGATACCGGTGAGACCGGTTATCAGGCTCGCGGTCAACTCATGGGTTCGATAACTTCGTTCCCAGTCCTCTGTATTGCTAACTTTGCTCTCATTTGGGCGTCGGCCTTTCCCGATCGTCGATTTGAGGACGTGGAGACATTGGTTAATGGTGATGATTGTCTCTTTGCCACGGATGACGATGGATATCGTCAGTGGTCCACTATGGCAAAAGACGTCGGCCTGACCCCTTCGGTCGGGAAGACGTACTTCACGGAAGACTTCATGGTCATTAATTCAGATTTGTTTTTCAACGAACTGCCCCCGGACGATCCGTTCGGGAACAGAGATGGGTATCCCCTCTTGCCTTTCTGCAACTCGGGGTTACTCATCGGGATGAAGCGCAGTGGTAATGCCGAAACGAGTTGTCAAATGTTGGATGACCGCTCCACCACTATCGGTGCCCGTTGTACCGCGTTAGTGCGGGGATGGGGTTTTTCGGAGACCATGCGCAGTAAATTAATTGGATTATTTTATAAATATAATGATCATCTTTTCGTTGATAATGGGAATGTGCCCCTCTATCTGCCTGAGAGGTATGGTGGATATGGGATCCCCATGTCGGAACATTACTACCCTGATGAGGATGAACTCTCACAGTGGCAATATGTTTATGATCGCGACATGACTTTACTGAATTGCATGCGCCGCGGTATCCGTCCTTCAGGATACCGTCGGCTTCATCCGTTGCGTTATCAGTGTGACGTGAAAAGTTCGCCGTTCTATCGGGACTCCGTTCAAGCGCTCTCGAAGCGTTGCGGATTAACCCTTTCGGACCGCCCTTTCTCCGTCGGCAGCTTCCAATGGCTGTTTGCCGATCAGGACGTCCCTGAGATCACTTCGGATAACCTGGAGGCTTTTCGCCGCCAGTGGGGCGTACGGACACGTTCCAAACCAGCGATATGCGTGGAGACAGAGTTCATTTGCTGTCCCCTTTACTGCTATCCTGCTGTGTCGTACTTATTGAACCCCAACAACCGCCCTGTGAAGTTCGTCCCTCGTGTATTGATTCTCGAACCAACCGTTTCGGATCTTTACATCTGTGGATGGGGTAAGGTTGAGCCCACCTTCCATACCGCGGACGACGATCGCATTCTTTACGATCGACGCCTCTGTGCCAAATCCGAAAATATTGGCGCAGGTGCACACTACTCACTAATGAAGTTTAATAGTTGTGTCGCGAGCGGTGGCCGGCCCACTGTTGTGAGTCGTTTAATTCCTAAGACTGACCTCCCGGAGCGTCCGTCGTTTCCTTCCAGGACAACGATCGGGCTGCCTCGGCCGGCCAGTGGCTGCGCGTATGCTTATGCGTAGTTGGAGCTTAGGCCTCAGACCTGGTTAAGTCTCTAAACTTACTGGGATTTCGTTCCCATCTGCCCTACTTCCATCTTCCTTTGGTCCACCGGATTGAGCCCCGGTTCCTTTGTGGCTGGTTGAAGGTCGCCTCAACGTTTCAATGATTGTGTTTGTTCGGTCAGTAATTCCTCGCGTAACCGTTTTCACATGAACCTAATCTTCACGTCGCAGAGTGGCCGTTAAGTCGGTTTGTCTCGAAAATTGTGATGGGTCAACATGGTAACTGTCGCCGGAGCCGCTTCATTCATTTAGCTCAGAAACGCAGCGTTGTGGATGGGTGTGGAATGTGTGTTGGATGTAAGGCGCCTGATCCTCTGACCCGGGTAGAATACCGGATCCTCAGATCGTCTGTCGCAGTCTCGCGCTCGAATTTCACATCGAGCCCGTTGTCACCG